CCTACTGGTGATATTTGAGGTTTTTTATTATTTTGTGATACTAAAGTAGCTAATAAGGCATTTGTTTTATTCATATCACTACCTACATTTATACTTCCTTCAGGTGATGAAACCATATCATTAGCTCTTCCAAATAAATTTGTTCCAGCAATTATAGTATCTTTATTATTTAATGCTATTGCTCCTTCAGGTGCCATTAAAGTTCTTTTTCCATATCCTGCTTGATTATCACCAAGTGAAACCATATCATCCGCTTTCATTGCTCTTTTCATTAAAGCAATACCAGCTAAAGCTGCTGGAATAGCGATAAGTGGATTTTTTAAAGCTAAAAATGCTCCTCTAAATATAGAGAGGACTGCATTTATCATAAGTGGTATATTCATTATTGCTAAAGCAATACCTAAACCTTTAATAAGTGGTAGTATTGTAGATAAACCTTCAAAAACTAATTTAACAGCAGCTGAAATACCATTAAAAACAGGAAGAATAATATCTACTAAAGGAGAAACAACTTCTAAAATAACGGCAGCAAACCCCATAAAAGTATCTTTTATTTTTTTAACTGTTTTTTCTAATCTTTCTGAAACTGAAGCTTGGCTCTCTAGATTTTTTAATCCATCTTTAGCAATTTCTTTTTGAGCTTGAGCTAATCCTACTTCTGCAATTCTTTGATCTAATATCTTTTGTCTTCTTTCTGCTTCTTCTCCTGTTGCTCCTGCTAATTGTTCTTGGGTAAATAAAGTTTGAGCAATATCTTCTCTACTCATTCCTAAAGATTTAGCTAAAGCATCTTGTTGTATCCTATTCATTTCAGCAAATTCAGCTGATGAACCTACTTGAGATGATATTTCTTTTGCTAAAGTTGCTAAATCATTATCTAAAGCTGCTTGTCTTGCTTTTTCTAAATTAATATCTTTACCTAATAATAATTCAGCTTCTAATTCATTAGCAATAGAACCTTCAAAATCAAGTAAACTATCAGCTATTGCTTCTACTTGATCTAATTCCATACCTAATGCTTTTGCTGAAGCAACAGCGTCAGCAATTAAAGCTGGGTTTTTTCCAAATGATATAGTTGTTGCAGCAGAAACTTCACTTATTCCTTTCAATAATTCTTTTTCATTAAGCAATACACCATTTTGCATTGCTGAGGTTTTAGCTTGAGCTAAAAATTCTCCTGTGTTTTCTTTTAAAGATTGCCCATTTGCTAAAGTTAATTGTTGGATACCCATTAACTCTTCATTAGTAAACCCTGCTGCTTCTCTTAATTTAGTAAATGTAACTAAATCTTCTTGATTTAACATTACATTAGTACCTAATGTTTTATTTATTTCCATTAAGCTTTCTCCTAAACCTTGGGAACTAACTAATGAATCTCTTAAATGTACTGAAGAAACTTCTGCTAATTGATCGTTTAATTGAACAGCCTCACTATAGGTCATGTTCATGTTTTTAGCTAATTCACCTGAAGATTTATCTAATCCTGAAGTTAAATTAACTAAAGCACCAAATACTTTTATAATTCCCGAAATTGCAAAGGAAATTAATACCATAGGATCTTTTAAATTCTTTAAAAGACTATCTTTTATAGACCCTAAACCTGCAAAAGCAATTTCAAATTTGTCTCCTAAATCTGCAGATTCTTTTCCTCCATTAGTAATTTCTTTAGCTACATTACGCATCTTTTTAGATGCATCATCAAAACCTAATTTTTCAGATAAACCACCCATTCCTAATTTATCTAGGGCTGTACTTATTCCACCTAATAAATTACCACCAATTCCAATAGCTTCATTTAATTTTTCTTCTTCCTCTAATCTTTTTTGAGCTTTAGCAATTAAATCATCTGAAAGACCTGATTCACCTTCCATTTCAGCAGAACCTGCAGCTATAGCATTATTAATCTTTAATATTTCGTCTCTATTCTTTTTCTTCTGGGTAAGTGAAGTTGTACCTAATTTATTTTCAGCTATTAATTCTTCTTTTCTTTGCCTTAAAACTGCATCATTATCTTTTAACTCAACTTTTCTTTGTTCAAGTTTTTGTTTAATAGATTTTAATTCTTTAACTGATAATTCAGCTAAACCACTTTGATCATCTCTTAATTTGGCACCTAAATCACCTAATGAAGTAAATATTTTTTTAGAATCACGTAAACCAACGTTAGATTTACTTATTTCTTGTACTGTTGCTCTAAATGAACCAACAATACCACTTAATGCATCATCAATAGATTGTAATTGGGAATTAGCACCTTTGAGGATATCTTCAAGTTGCTTCATTGTAGCATTAAAGTCCTTAGCTCCCTTTAAATCGAAGTCCGCAAAAGGATTTTGCTTGCCTAAAGAAGTATAGGTAGAGTTTATTTGATCAAGTACTTTTTTAGCTTCCGCTAATTGTTTTGGATTTAAAGCCATTAATAGGTTTTATTATAAATATTACTATTTAAAACTACTTTTACCTTTGAATTTTTTAAGGTTTTGTTCCGCGGCTTTATACTGGTGAGAAGCTTTAGCAAATTCTGGGGCATTAACTTTACCATCTGAAGAAACTAATGTTTGTTTACCTTTACCTTCGTATGCTTCTTTTTGTTTTTTATTTTGTTCTTTATTATAATTGTCTATTTCTGAAAAAGTAAATTTTCTTAACCAAATAGGCAAATTATAAATGGTGTTATAATCATAACCACCATTACCATGAAATATAATATTATGAATTTGAGTAAATAAATTCTTCCTTACTAGGGGTGCTGCCTTAGGCGTCAGGCCAAAAAAAGTTAAGCCCAATGGGCACAGCAACCTCCTCCCCGCTATCAAGTATATAAGTTAAATCAACATCAGGTTGAGTATTCTTAATGTGTTCCCTGAAAGCGCGAGAATCTCTAGCTAAGAAATAATTATCAACGAAGTCTCTAATATCTTTTTTTTCTTCATTTCCATCTACTGATAAAATCATTTGTTTTAATCTAGTAGTTAATTCTGGTGATGCATCTTTATCAACTTTTTTTAATCCATTGATTTCTCTATCAATTGCTTTTTCATCTTTTCCTGTTAATAATTTGTAAATAAGTATAGATCCATTAGAAGGAATTGTAAATGAAAATTCATTTTTACCTTGTTCAATTGAAGTTTCATCAAATGGTTTATTTTCTAAAGTTGATAAATCAATTATATGGGTATTACCATCCCACGTAATTTCATAATCTTTTCCATATCCTAAAATTCTACTACCTACTAATAATGAGTTTTTATCTCCAATAACTAAATCATCAACTTTAATATTTTTATCTACTATTAAAGATCTTAATAATTTATCTAATACAATACCTTTTTGGATGTACGATTGGTTAGTTAATATATCTTCTTCTTTAGCAGTCATATATTTCATTTCTACTTTCCCAGAAGATAATGGGTTTTCTTTTGGATATACTTTTCCTTTTGAAGGTAAGTCTATCTCTTCAGTGGGGAATTTAAATTCAGCCATAGTCTTTATTTAATAACGTTTGTTAATACATATCAATATAAAAAAAAAGCTTGGCAAAGCCAAGCTATTTTTAATATTTCTTTAAACTTGTATTAGAAGTTTAAGATACAATAATCTGGTTGTACAGTTAATGATAATTCTTGTGCAGCATTTTCATTATCCCAGTTATAATCACCAAATCCAGCTTCTGTAATTAAAGCTCCTTTAATGATCCATTCAGATACTATATCACCTACTGGTCCTAATACATTGAATGTAAGATCTTTTTTATAGAAATCACTGTAACCATCTCTACCAGTTACTGATTCGTGGTGTAATCTAACCCATTCCATTACCGCTTGAGCTCCTGACGGTGTAATAGGATCAAATAATGTCATTGAAATTGTATTCCAAAGAGTTTTTCCTTTTACGTATCTTGCAACGTTAATATGGTTTAACTGAACTGTACCTTGTGTTAGTGAAACAGCTCCAACTCCTTTAATTTGGTAAGAAGGAATTCCATCAACATATAAGATAAATCTATTTTGTTGCTTTGGCTCAAAAGCTGTGTAAAATATTTCGTTTGGGTCTAATATTGCCATTTTATCTAATTATTTATTCTTGTTATAAATATTCTATTTTTATTTTTTTACGCTGGGAATTCAACTCCTGTTGGCAGTACGTTGAAATCCAAAATTATAAATTCAGCTGTTTTAGTTGGTTGCAAATAAATCGCACCTACTAATTCGTTTCTATCAATTACATCTGGTGTATTGTTAGTTTCATTCATTACAACTTTAAAAGCGTATAATCCTTGTCTTTGTTGTACTGATTCTAAGTATGGGTTAACTTGGCTTAAGAAATTATTTCTTGTAGCTATTGTATTTTGTTCAAATACTAAGTTATCTGATACTTGAGTTATGAAGCTTTTTAATGTGATTAATAATCTTCTAACATTTACTCTATCTAAAGCACTTGCTCTAACTTGTAATGTTTTCTGTCCAAATACTACAACTCCTCTTCCTGGGAATGTAGCTATTGGATTTATATTAGCACTATATAAAGTGTCTCTGTTACCTGATGTTAATTTTCTTTCAGCTCTTATTACGTTACCTAGCGCACCTCTAATTAAACCTGCTGGAGCGAACCATGGTTCCGATGAAGCATCAGTAAATGAATATACACCCGGTATAAACGCTGAAGCTGGCGACCAAACTGTCTGGCCACTCGTTGGATCAATTGATTGTAACCAAGGCCAATAAGTAGCAGCATAACTTGAATCAAATGCTGTTGAACTATTAACTGTTGCAGCTACTGTGCTTCCGTATTTAGAAACATCAATTACTGCTATACAATCTTGTCTATTTTCTGCTAATGAAACTAAAGAATTAACTTGAGTAACGTGAGCAGTATATGTTGAATCTGCAATTAATCCTGGAGTTACTATAACATTAAAGTTATATTCATCTTGATTATTTAATAATGAAATTGATTGTGAATAATCTGTAGCAGTTAATCCTTGAATATTAGTATTACTAATATCTTGATTAAATTTCATTGGTGATGTTGCAGCTTGTACATTATATCCTACAGCACCAGTAAATGAACCTGAACCTGCAACTGGAATAAAGTTTACATAAGGTACATCAGCAACTCCATTCATAGAACCACTTGCTGGGGTTCCATTATTATTAAAGAAATTTGGAGTTGGTTGTAATACTTGTTTTACAGAAATATATTTACTTTTATTTACATAGCTTCCTGAAGCTTGTACATAATAATCTGAACCATCTTGTCTAATATTATATGATTGGTTTCCAATTACTTTTTCTATATAATTAGCAGCAAAAGGATCTAAAGATAATTCATTCCAAGTTTCTAATACTGATTTTTGGTTACTAGTATCATTACCTTGTCTAACTATAATAGAGAAAGTACCTGAACCTGTATTAACACCGGATACTTCCCATCTAACATTATCCAATGAACCTGAATCTAGTGTACCACCTGAAGAATCAGAAGCTTGATAATTATTCATTATAGCACCTTCAGAAATTGTTTGAATCTGTAATGATTCTGAAGTAGCTACATTCATTATACCTGAATTACCTGAACCTGCAGTACTTCCTGAAGTAAATGCAGCTGTAAATTCACCATGAGTAACTCTGGTAACTAAAAGTGACGTGCCTCCTTGTCTAAAATAGTTGTTAGCTGCCGCGGAAGTTAAATATCCATACTCTCTAGAAGCACTTTCTACAGTTGTACCAAATATAGCTTGGTATTCACTAAAAGAAGTAACTAGTGTAGGTATTTCAACTGGTCCTTTTACAGCTGGTCCTATAATAGCGGCACCAAATTCGACGGGATTTTGCTGGATAAATGATTGGTCATTTTCTCTTGCTAATACACCTGGAGATATTAATGTTTCTGCCATTTTCTTATATTAAATATTTTGTTATTTATTTTGTTATAAATATGAGAAATTATTTCAAAAATTTACTTTATTGGAATTATTTCTCCTGTTTTTAAATTTATATTACCACTACCGTATTTATCTTCTAACTCTTTAGCAGTAATATCTTGTTCTTTTTGAAGTTTTTTAAATTCTTTAAATAACTCCTCTTTTTGTTCGGATTGAATCATTTTATTTAATTCAATGTTTCCTAAACCAAATACTATCTCATTATTTTTTGCTTGATAACTATTTAATAATGAAACTTCTTCTTGTGATAACTTATTTGACATAATATTCTATATTTGGTTATAAATATATCAAAGAAATGTTAAAATTAATTTCTTTTTCTACCATCTGATGTAGGATTTCTTATTGGGTCTGAATCTCTCATATCATGTACAACTTCATTAGTTATTGTAACTTTTGCTTTAGAATTATATTTTTTCATTGATTTTAATTCTTTTTGAATTGTATCAGGAATAATATATCCTCTCATTCTTATACCAAAAGTACCTTTAACTAATCTATCTTGATTTTGAACTAATTCTGTTGCAGTAGTAAATGAATCAATAAAAGCTCTAAACTTAAATCTTTCAGGATTACCCCAATATGCATCAGAAGCATATTCACATGCTTCAATTATTTTATTTAATTGTGACATATAATAAGTTTGTATTAAACAACTATATTCTAATGTTACATAATCAGGTTGAGCAACAGCATGAAAAACATCAACAGGTTTTCTATTATTTAATGTATAAAAATTATCATAAAAGTTTTTTGAACTATAACTTTTTTGCCATACGCCATATAAATTAGGTTGATTAGCATCTAATTTATTTGCAACTGATCTGTCTTTTGTTATTGTGTCTCTTTTAATTACTATAATAGGTAACATAATTGCACCTTGTTTATCTCTATAATATCCATCTCTCTGGAATGATTTCCATCTTTCAGGAGCACCATAAATAACAGGTACTTCTCTCCTTATTCCATTTTGCATTACAAAAGGTTTTATTACGTTTTGAAAATAATAAAATACAGCTTCATCTAGATCTTGAATACCAACTGAATATTGTTTAGTTGTATCATCTTTAAAACTCATTTGAGTTGATCTATTATGCTCTATACCTGTTGCTTGGGAATTAGCATTAAAATTTTCATCAGCAGAATTAGGATTACCTACATCTCCTCTGTCTTCAATTCCTTTAAAAGCTTGTTGCTTTTCAATACTTAATTGTCTTTGTGTTTTCGGTATGGGTTTTCTAGGTCTTGCCATTACATTCTTTCTTGATAAGGTGATATAGCAACTTTATCAGCTGGTATATAATAAGTTGATACTAATACTGATAAATTATTACCATAATTTTCTAATCCTGGGTTTAATGGATTTATATTATTTGGATAAGAAGGATTTTTTCCTCCCCAATATTGGTTAGCTACAGTACTTTGAACTCCATAATAACTTTCTTGATATAATATAATATCACCAACTCTAATTAAAATATCGGCATCTTTTATATCATCTCTAAAGAAATAAAATTCAATTGGCTGACCAAATTGTACACCTTCAATATTTTCAGCATACTGTTCATTTGTTCTATTTATAAGAACATTAAAAATGAAGGGACCATCATAGTATTTTTCAGCATCTGCTTCACCATATAAATTAACTTTTGTTTCTTCTAATTTAAATTGGTAAACAGAACATTGTTGAGTAATAATATTACCCATTAATTCTCTGTTTAGTTTCCTAACCAGAGACATATCCCTTTGTGTGGTAAACATTGCCATATTATCCTATATAAACTGTGTAAGGAACCTGTTGCAACTCAGTCATTTTAGCTTCTGCTTCAGATGCCCTACGATTTAATAATGCTTGTCTTGATGTTTCATCAAGATAATTTCTTAATCTTTCAAGTAAAGCTACTTTTTCTGCTGTAGCAGCAGAAATTAAATCACCTTGATTTAAATTTACTTCAGCATTTGGTATTGGTATACTAGAGTATTTTCCTCTAACATAACCTAACATTTCTTTTGATAATGCTAAAGTATATTCAAATACCCATTGTCTTCCAATTGAATTAATATAATCATAATTCGGGTTAGCATAAGGGGCATTTGATACATTAGTAACTCTATCAGGTAAATTTCTAACTGAACCTTTTATTCTTTCATCTCTAATAATATATTGGAACCAAATATTACCCGCACCACAAGTATATTGAATATCACTATTACTTATTTTAATTGTAATATCATTTGATACTGTTCCAAATCCTGCTGATTCTAAAGATTGTGAAGTAACTGTAATAATATCATTTTTAACATAATCACTACCTGTTGCAACAACCGTAACTTTTGAAATTTTAAGACCTGAAGAAGTTATTTCAGCTGTAGCTCCACTACCTGATACTCCTGTTAAAGCAAAAGAACCTGAGGTTTGGTTAACTGTTGTTGTTGGTATTGTTCCAGTTAATGTTAAATTTCTTCCTTTTCTTAATTGACCAGTATAATTTTTATCTCCATTAGCCATTGGTATTGGAAATACTCTTAATTTATCTTTATGAATTTCAAAGCTATAATTACTTCTTCTTACCATTTGATTCATTCCAATTGCTTGGATTACTTGCATATCATAATTTAATGGCATCATTAAAAATCCAAAATCACCTCCAAATCCACCTACTCCAGCAATACCAGCAGCAATTGCACCTCCAAAACCAAACCCATTATAAGGTGATAAAAATAAAGCAGATGCTGGATATGGTGGTTGATAAAATACTCTTTTTACTTCAATACCAAATTCAGCAGCTGAACCTGTAATATCATTATCAACCATAAAAGTTGATAAATCATAATCTTGTCTACCAGCTTCTAAAGCAAATGAACCAGAATACCAAGGTACATTACCACCTGAACCTGCTTCGGCACCATACATTTCTGTAAGTCTTACTATTGGTTCAAAACTTGGTGTTATTAAAGATTGTGTTAATACTGAACTAGTAGGTAAACCTTCTAAAGTTAATTGATTATCTCTAACTTTATATGCATATAATTCATTACCATAAGTTGTAACAGCTTCTTCAAAAGCAGTATAGAAGGATCCTGATTGTAATTCTACATCAACTAAAGGATAACCTAATCTATTTGCACAAAATACGGCTACTTTATCGGCATCGTTTTGAAAATCTGTTTGTGCATCATAAAATCCAAAAGGTGTATCTCCAGAACCTGAAGCGAAAGAACTTGAACCTGGCCAAATTGGTACATTCATACTAAATTATTTTATTATAAATATTAAAAATGTCTTTATTATTATAAATATAAAAAAAAAGCCCCGCAATGCGGGGCTAATTTCATTAATCAAAGTTAATCAGTGATTATAGTGTGTTTAAACCACTAACTTCAATTTTACCATAGAATTCAGGACGAACCATTTTCTTAGCATATCTAGTCAATAGACCTTTTCTAGGCACAAATGTGTCTGGATCATATACTAATGGAGTCATAATTAATGGAATGTATGGAGCAAATACTGCACCGCTTTCAAGGAATTGACCTCCTCTAAATCCTAATAAGATTACGTTAGTAGTCATATATGGATTTTTGTATACTTTATATCTACCATTTAATTGGCCGACTTTCTGTACACCGAAAGCATAATTCATCTTAGCAGCATCACCATCTGAATCAGCAGCAAATCCTGGAATACTTTCTAGGATAGTTGCGACAGTTGGAGAACATACTAAGAAGTTAGCACCACCTCTAAGAGTTTTCTGGTGGATGATGTTACTTAACTTTTGGATTTTAGTTCCTAAAGTTTGGAACCATTGTCCTTGAGAGTTGTAAAACCCTAAGTCTGAAACAACACCGTTACCAGTTGTTGAAGTAAATGCTTCGTTATTCTTAGCAGACCATACTTCAGTTCCTGCACCAGCTGCGTTAATCAACATACTTAAGATTTCTAAGTCAATTTCTAATGAAATGTACTCACTTAAGATTGAAGTTAATTCAGCTTCAGCATCTAATGCATGGTAAGCGTTTAAATCTTGAGCGAACTCAGGAGTCCAAACAGCTTTTAGCTTTTTAGTTTTAGCAACGATAGCAGATGATTTCATCTGTACGTTGATTTCTGGAATAACTTGCTCTGGGCAACATCCTTGACCACCTGATCCAGTAATAGCACCATTAGCACCATTTCCTTGATCGTTGTTTACGTTTGGTTTTGGGTTCCCAGCTTCAAAATCACCTCTGTATCTATCAGTAGGTTGTAATGAAGAAGATACAGTGAATATATCAGTTGTATCATTATTTGGTAAATAAGATGCAGAAACTACAAATGCGATTGTAGAACCACCACTATATCTACTAAATGCAGGTAATTGCATTCCACCATCTCCTGACCCAGCTACAGTATATGCTGAACCTGAATATATTCCAAATGACTTAACAGCCCATGGATCTACAAAAGGAATAGATGATGTGTTGAATGTTACCACTCTCCAGTCGGCAGCTATTGCTGCAGCAGAACCAGAATAATCTGAATTGAAATCAAAGTCAGACCAAGAACCTGATACTACACCAACTGAAGCAATTTTTGAACTCGTAAGCTGAGTAGAATATGAAAATCTACCTGCACCGTAAAGTCCACCTTGTGAATCATTTCCAAATGGATTTAATGCTGAAGATCCATTTCCATAAAGGCTATCGCCTGAACTGAATGGAGCTTTATCATTACCATATTGGAAGTCTAAGAAGAATACTAGACCAGAAGGAAGATTCATTGGTTGAACGCTAACAAATTCCTTTGCAGCGATTTGACCAAATACTTTTCTTACTAATGGAAGAGCAACTCCAGCCCATTGACCACCGATATTAACGGCAGTTTGGCTTTGGAAAGTACCTGAAGAGGCAGAACCTCCACCTGTTTGAGAACTTTCCACAACAAGTTGTTTAGCTTGGTTTTCAAGAATAATACCCATATTATTTTTGTGGGCACCATCTAAACCTTCTAAAAGACCTGTTTTTTCCCATTTCCCAGCTAATTTAGCTGCGTCACTCTGCATCGAGTGATATGGGTTTGCACTTTCTAATAAAGAATTTAAACTCATCGTTTTAAATTTAATAGGTTAATAAAAATTTTAAATTAATCCCGCTAGCTTACGCATACGGTTGTAAATGTCGTTTGACTCTACAATTGGTTGTTTTGAAGCTTTTGGTTCTAAACCTGTAGCTTTACTCGCAGATCCTTTAATTGATTCATTAACTGGTGATTTATCTAATAAACCTTCAGATAATGTTTCAAAAATTGTTTTAGCTTGTCTAACATCCTTAGCTTTGTCAAACGCCTTTAATACCTTAACTTTTTTACCTTCAGTTAAGTTTTTAGCTTTAAAGATTTTGTTTGTGTAAAGAAGTTTAGCGTTCAATAAATTAACCTCATTAAGTTCAGATTTTAATTCATTTACTGAATTAATAGCTGCCTCAAGATCTTCTTCCATTTTACGCATTTTCTCGGTTTCACGTTCAGGCTCTGATTCAGCGGAGAATTTTCCACCTTTTCTTCTTTCAGAGTCACCTCTACGTTGTACTGGATTGGACATTTCTTCTTTTTTCATGTCGTCTTCTTCGTACTTTTTGCCGTAGCCTTCTTTCACATCCTCGTCTTCTTTGGCTTCGTCGATTTCTACGTCTACGTCTACGTCGTCTACGACTTCAATGTCTTCAACGTCTTCGACTTCAACTTCGTCTTCTACGAATTCATCGCCTGGCTCAATTTCGCCATCGATGACCATGTCTTTAATGACATCCTCGATAAATCCTTTAAGGTCGTCTTCGGACATGTCTTCTAGATCAATATCTCTATCGTCCATGTCTTCTTTTTCGTCCTTCATTCCATCAAGGTATCCTTCTTCTTCAGCATCAGTACGAGCATCTTCTTTAACGTCTTCTTTGTCTTCAGCTTTTTTAGCTTCGTCCATTTTGTCGTCTTTGTCGTCTTTTGCTTCATCTAAAGGCAAGTCAGATTCATTAATGTCTTTAGGTTCGTCAGCTTTTAATTTCTTAAGCTTTCTTTCGTTATCTTTGATGTCTTTTTCAAGATCTTTTATGTGATCTCTGTCATCTCTGATAGCGCCTTCCATACGTTTTTGTTCTTCCTTGTTACCTTTTTTAGAATCGTTTTTAGCTTCATCGAGTTCCGCTAATAGCTCGTCAAGATTAATTTCCTCATCGATTTTTTCTTCTTCTTCATTAATTGAATAATTAGAAGTACTTTGTCCAACCTTTTTAGGGTCTTTTAAAGATACAGAACTACTTCGAGTAGGGTTATTCTTGTCATTCCAGCTAACAGCGTCCATTTCGTCTATCTCTTCTTTGTCCTTTTTCTCGTCTACTTTTTCTTTGTCTTTAGAATCCATTTTTTCGTCAACGACTTCTTCTTTGACGTCGTCTTCTTTTTCCATTTCATCTAGCTTTGCAGCTAACATTGATTTTAAGTGAGGAGTAAAGGCTTCTTCAAGAGCTAGTTTAGCATTCGCGATTGCTGTTTCCTTGACGGCTTTAGCATCGGCGATTGCTTCATTTAGCAAATCTCTGTTTGTTGCCATAATCCCAAAATTTTAGTTTGTGAAATACGCTTATTCAAGAAGCGTAATAGAAAATTATACTTAATTCAACACCATATAGAAAGATGGTGTATTACGGTTATACGTATATGAATATTTATTAAAATTACACAACAGGACAAGAACCTTTAGAACAAAGTATTTCTGTTACTATCTGGTTTATTCGTGTGTAATCGTATATTTGTGGTGCTTTTCCTTCTTTAATTATTTCATGCATGTAAGAACCTGGGTTAGAAGGAGTGGAAACAAAGTCCCAACATAATAATTCAAAATCATCTTGAACTTCCATTACTCCACCTATGTCTTGTAATGAACCCATACCTCTAGAAGAAACACCAACTGTTACTCCATTTTTAATAAGTTCCTTTAATATATTACCTGAAGGTGTTGGTAAAATTTCCATTTTACCTACTACATTATCTCCATCCCACCAATAATCACTAACAAGATGAGATACATTTTTTAAATTAACAACTGAAGATTCTGGGTGGTCTAATTCCCCCATTGAACGTCTTTGTTCAATAAGTTCTTTATACTTATCCATTTCTCTATCCCATAAATCTTTAGAATAATAACGGCCATTACCGTTTTTAACTTCAGCAGTAGCTAAAACGCCTTCAACCATTAAATTTCCATTTTCCTTACTAATATTTTCTGTTAGTTGGGAAGGTGAAATTTTAACGGTATGTGTTTCTATAAGTAATTGTTTGTTACTCATTTTCATCTACCATTTCTTGCTTTTGATATTTTTTACCTGCTGATTTTTCGTAAACCTTTTCCATTTTAGCTTTTCTTTTTTCTAAAAGCTTAATTTCTCTCTGCATGTCTTTCATTTTCTTTTTATCAACTAATTCAGATAAATTTTCATCTTCAGAAATTGAATTTACTCTTTCAATTTTTTCATCAATATGATTATGTAAAAATTCAAGTTGAGCTTCCATTTTTGTAAGTTCAGCAGCTTTTCCTATTTCAGCTAATTTAGTTTCGATATTTTCTTTTTTCATTTTTTTCTTCTTTTTATCTTTAAGAGCTTTTTCCATTGATTCTTCTCTATCTCCATCTTTATCTACATCTGGATAATCTGGTCTTGCCTCTTCTTCCATGCCTGCTGCTTCCTGAGATGCTTCAATTGCTGCTTGTCTTGCTTCTTCTACATCTTTTTCTTTTTCTTCAGAATAGATAGTATCATTATATTGTGATTCTTCATCTACTGGTTGTGGTTCCATACCTGCTTGAGTTTCAAAATCATCTAATCCTTCTTCTTTAAGCATTTGGTTAATTACTTCACCTGACAGAGCAGCTAAACTATTAGGATTACCTGATCCTACAACATAATTTTCACTAATTAAATTTTGAACATGTTCTTTAACTACTTGCCAATTATTATCAGCATTTTTTAATTTGTCACTAAATCCACTTCCACCATATGTTTTGCCATCATTTTCTTGAACAGCGGGTTGTTGGTAACCTAAACCATCAACACCAAATTGACCATTTTTAACATAATGCATTGGGTCTTTAGCTAAGTTAGCAATTACTTTAGCTTGAGCTTCTTCTAATGTTAATTTTGGATTATTTTTTACTTCAGCATAAATACCTACTTGTAATTCTTGAGCATTTACATTATTAATATTATCTACTTTAGGTGAATAATCATAATTATGTGATGCAATATTTTCTACACCATCAGAAACATTTTTATATGAACCATAAGAACCATTTTCTATTTCAAATTTATATTTTGGATCAGCTGATACTTTTTCATCTTGTTCCTTAGTATTATATTTTATAGCTAAATCATTTTTATCTCCACGATTAACAATAGGATTTAATGATTTTTCTCCTGCTTCGTTAAGGAAGTTATTAAATTTTTCTTCCCAACCTGCTTTAGGAGTTGGCTCAATAGTATTTATTGGTTTTAAATCCATATAATTTTCACTAATTACACTTCTTTTTTTAAGAATATGTGTTGCTTGATCATAAGTAGCTGCTTTATTAATCATATTAGGAAATTTATTTTTAGCTTCCTTTAAGAAAACACCTTTATGGCCTTTTCCTTCTTTGATTAAATTGTATTGTTCTTGTAATGTTTTCATATTTTAATTTTCTAACAATGTTTCAATGTCTTTTAAATAATCTTTAATTAAATCTGTTCCGTATACTACAGAATAACTTTTTGGTTCATCCTGTCTATAATATTTTACTGTTGCAATTTTAGCTTGTCTTAATTTTTTTTTAAGTACATCTAAATTGCTTTCTATTTCATCAAAGGCATCTATACGACTTTGTTGAAATTTTTCTAATTTATCTTCTTCTTCCTTAATTCTATTATTCATGTTATAAATATTAACCCTATTTCCAAAGTTTACGGACTGGTAGAGTTGATGGAGGTTGAACATATGTACCTTTTTTATTTTTAGGTACTAGTTTATATTTAAATGCTTTTACATAGTAATTATCATTAACTCCATCAGGACCAGCTTTTGGACCAGGGCCCAATCTTGCTCCAGGATCTTGACTTTCTTGTACTGGTACTACCCTATCACTATCAAATTTTTTAATAGTATTACCATCAAATCGTACCCAAGTTTTATCTTTTTCTACTTTTACTACTGAACCAGTACCATATAATGAACCATCAGGTTCTTTAACATGCACTAAGTCAATTATTTCATCAATGTTAACATCATCTTCTTCATAGTATCCTAATGATCTACCCCCAGCCGAAAAATTTTCTTTAACTGGTTTATACCCTAATTCTTTATATGCTTCATCATCTGCCTTTTGTCCTTTTCTTCTAAAAGCATAAGGTGTTAAATAAGAACCTGCAGCTCCTGACATAGATACTTCATCCATATCACCTTCACCTATTCTAGTTATTCTTTTATATTGTTCTGGGTATTCGTTTCTAAGGTGGGTTCTTATACCATTTCTTAATTTACGAATTTCATCATAAAATTCTCTAAATTTTTTATCATCTTTAGTTTTAACATAAACTCTTTTTGCTATATCAACTAAATCATCTATTTCATCATATAATAAATCAAAACCAGGTAATTGTTCAATTTTCCAACCTATAGCACCTGTTACAGGATCAATTTTATAAATAGTAGATTTTCTTTGACCATCATCACTATATGTAACCTGGCCTATCTTAAAGCCTTCTTTAGGTTTATCTAATTCTTTTTCAGCATCATCGGGTGATGCTGTTTTAGACATTTCGCTAAGTTTAAACTTGTACTTTGCCATTTGCTACTTGAATTTCTTTTACTAGTTCATAATATTGTAACA